TGTTGAAGATGAACGATCAGTTCACTTCCAAATTGGTGAAGGCCGGAAAGGTGACCAAAGAGCAGAAGCGGGCCATGGACAAATGTGCCAGCTCCGCCATGCGATTTTCTAAAACGGTGCAAACGGGCTTTACCAGTGTGGTCAAAAACATCGGGAAAGCCGGCGCCGCCCTGGCTGGTTTTTCCTTTGCCGGTTTGACCGCTGGATTTGTCGCCTTGGGAGATGCGACAGAGGAGTACCGCAAGGCCATGGGGAAGCTCAACACCGCGTATCAAGCGGCAGGATACAGCGCGGCGGCGGCCCAGACGAGTTATAAAGAATTTTATAAAATTCTGGGGGACACCGATACCGCCACAGAGGCCAGCCAGCTGCTGGCAAAGCTGAGCAAAAGCGAGGCTGACGTGACCAAGTGGACCCGGATTGCCGCGGGGGTTTCTGGCACCTTTGGAGACGCTCTGCCCATTGAGGGACTGATTGAATCCGCCAACGAAACCGCGAAGGTGGGAAAGGTGACGGGCGTCCTGGCCGACGCGCTCAACTGGGCCGGAATCAGCGAGGACCGTTTTAACCAGAAGCTGGTGGCAGCTGGGAATGAGGGAACCCGGAACACACTAATCATGGAGACTCTGGGCGCTACCTACGAAAAGGCTGCCGACGCTTTTTACGCCAATAACAAGGCCCTGGTTCAGTCACGAGCCAACCAGGTGGCCATGCAGAAGGTGACCGGCGCCCTGGGCGAGGCCAGTGTCATTGCAAAAAATAAACTGTTCGAGTTGGCCGGGGCTACTGAGGAGGGCGGGGTCAGAAGCGGGTCCGCCCTGGCTTGGATCATGGAAAAGGCGGAGGCATTCAAAGCAAAGCTGGAGAGCCTTGATGTCAGTCAGTTTGCCCCGAAAGTGACGCAGGCGTTGACCCAGATTCAAAATGGCGTTTCCACAGTATGGGGGTATATCCAGCCGGTTCTGTCCTATATCGTACAGAACGCCGGAACGATGATCCCTTTGATTTTTAAGATCGTGACAGCTGTCTCTGCCCTCTCTGTTATCGCAAGCATTGCCACGAATATCATCTCATTCGTGAGCGCGGCGAAAACAGCCATCACAGTAATCAAGGGGGTTGGCGGCGCAATTACAGCTCTGACCGGAGGCCCGGCGACGCTGATTATGACGGCAATCTCTCTGCTGGTTGTTGGGTTTGTGTCTTTGTACAACAACAGTGAGACCTTCCGAAACGCCATCAATAAGCTGGGCAATGGGATCAAAACGGTTTTTACGGCGGTCAAGGATGCTGTCGTCTCCCTTAAGGACAAGTTTATCTCCGCCTTTGAGACCATCCGAAAAAAGGTCTCCAGTATTGTGGAAAAGATCAAGGGATTTTTGCAGCCTTTGGTGGACTTGTTCAACAAAGTGAAAGATGGGGTTGCCAGTATAGGGGGCAAAATCAAGGGATTCTTTGTGGGTGACGCCAGTGGTCATGCCACCGGCACCCCATACTTCCCAGGCGGTCCCACCCGGATCAATGAGGGCGGCCGGGGAGAAATTGTGGACTTGCCCAACGGGACCCGGATTATTCCCCATGATGTGGCAAAGAAGTCCCAGGGCGGTACCTCCATCGTGGTTCACGTTACCGTGCAGGGAAACGTGATCGGAAACCGCCAGTATATGGAACAGACGGGCGCGTATATCGCCAAGAAAATCATGGCTGCACAGGGGGTTGTGTAATGGATTTTATCCTGTCCTATAACAATAATGAGATGGTAATGCCCTTCCCGGTGGTCCCCAATGGGGGGATCTCCTTAACCCGAGACCAGGACAATATGAGCTACAAGCCATCGGAACCATGAACCTGGCCTCTTTTGAGCTGTCCAGCATTTTCCCCAACCGGCCCTATCCGTGGCTGCGCCCCGGGTCTGTGGCGGATGGGTGGGCCTATGTGCGGACCATTGAGGCGGCCCGCCTGCGGCGGATTCCCTTCCGGGCCATCCATCTGGACAACGATGGGACCGAACTGTTCAATCTCCCGGTGACGGTGGACTCCTTTGAATATGGACGGGATCAGGCCGGGGACGTGGCCTACACCCTCTCCTGCAAAGAGTATCGGTTTGCCATCCCGGTGGACCTGGAGGAGCTGGCGAAGCCGGCAGATGCCAAGGGAGAGGCAACCCAGACGGAATCACAGCGGCAGGAAAATACGGGGACCTCTCCCGAGGGCAGTTATCAAAAGAAGTACGACAGCGATGACGCTGTGATGATGGCCCGGACCATGTGGAACGAATCCCGGGGTATCCAGAGCAAAACGGAGATTGCCTGCATTGGGTGGACGGCGCTGAACCGGGTGGACGCCGGGGCCGCGGCGGGGTTCCGGGATACCCTTTCAGGGGTGCTGACCCAGGCAAATCAATTTGCCTACACCGCCAGCGCCCCCACCACCAGCGACTATGGCTATAACCTGGTGGAGCTGGCCACGGATGTGCTGGACCGGTGGAGCCGGGAAAAGGCGGGGCAGACCAATGTGGGCCGGGTTCTTCCCAAGGCTTACAAGTGGTACGCCGGAGACGGAAAGCACAACTATTTCCGAAACCAATACCAGGGCGGGACCCGGTGGAATTACAGTCTGCCCTCCCCTTATGAGAACTGAGGTGACGGCGTATGGCAACGCAAGTGGAGCAGGCGGTGGCCTGGGCCAAGAAAAAACTGGGCGTTACCATGTACAAGGGAAAATGCCAGGCATTTGTGGCGGATTGCTATGCCTATGGCGCTGGGATGACCCGGCGCTCTGCCAGCAGCGCGAAAGTCGCCCGGAACCTTTGGCGGGTGAGTACCAGTCAGTCCAATATCCCTGTGGGCGCCGCGGTCTATTTTGACAGCCCTACCTCCCCGCAGTATGGCCATGTGGGCCTTCACATTGGGAATAACCAGGTAATCCATGCCTTTGGAACCGTAAAGCAAATGAGTGTGTCCGCCATTATCGGGTGCGGCTATGCCTGGCAGGGCTGGGGTTGGAACGGCGGCGTCAAGCCCACCGGGGCGGGCACCACTGTCCCGGCGGGGACTTCGGACGGGGGGACAGAGAATGCCTCCCAAGGCGAGTCCGTGATCCACATCCCCCAGACCGAAAAGGTCTACACTGTCTATGAGCAGGACACCCCGTATAAGCTGCCGGATGTCTATGCGTATCAGTGGCAGTCCTATGAGAAGAAAACGGTGCTGGACATCTCGGACCGGGTGGGCAGTCCCTCTCTCTCCGACGATTCTGACAGTGTATGCCTGGAGCTGACCTTTCAGGTGCTGCAAGCCACTGGGGAGAAGTATTTTAAGCCCCTGGAAATCCGGCCGGGAGATTATGTCTCCGTGGTAAACACCAACAGCAAGGAATGCGTCTTCACCGGGCAGGTACAGGCGGTGAGTGGGTCCTATCGGGAATCCCTCTCTGTCACCTGCCATGACAACGGGCGTCTGCTGACCACCAATGACGTTATCATCCAGTTTGACAACGTGGCGGCCAAGACTGCGATTGCCCAACTGGCCGCCAAGGTAGGGATTCCAAGTCTTTCCTGCCCGGACTTAATCAGCAGCGTTTATTCCCTGGAGAAAAACAACGCAGCTACCATTGTCCAGGACATTTTGGAGACGGTGACCGCAGAAAACGGGGTGACCTACTTCCCGCGGATGATGGGAAACACCCTGGTGATCCGGTCTTACGGAGACACCTGTGTCCGGGGATTCTGCCGCCAGGAAGAAAACCTGGCCCCCTTTGATGTGATGACGGAGTGTGACGCCCCCCAGGTGGGCTGGGATATCAATGACCTAAAAAATGAAATCGTGGTATACAGTGAGTCGGATAACTCCGCCACGGTACAGGCCAGGGCGGAGGATGCAGCCGCTGTGCGGCGATACGGACGACGTGTGGGCCTGGTGACCTTCTCCGACCAAGACACGGTGACCGCGTCTGCCAAGGCCCAAAACACGTTACGAGAGAAAAGTGTGGTCAAAGAGACGTTTTCCTTGACTACCTATGGCAGTGACCGGATTGTGGCCGGGGTACGGATGAAGGTGGACCTGGCGGAGATCCGGGGGGAATTCTGGGTGACCGCAGTGACCCACGATCTGGGACCGCCCCATAGGATGACTCTGACCATGAGGAGGGCTGAGTGATGAGCTGGGAGCATGCCATCGCCCGGGAATTGAAAAAACGGGACAATCCAGTGTATTATGCCTGGTTTTCCGGGGAGGTGACCTCCCCGGTCCAAACCACAGATGAGGAGGGCCACGTGAATTACTCCGGGCCGACGATTGTCTCTTGCTTCGACGGGGCAGTCCAGCTCCGGGCAGACCGGCTCCAGCAGCTCCCTGGGGCCGAGCCTTACCACGCCGGACAGCGGGTTGCCCTGCTGGGGCATCCCTTTGCCAAAGAGCCGGGCAGTCAGAAAATTTTGATTTTAGGAGTGGTCACGGATGTTATTTAATCAGACGGAAGAACAACGCCAAGAGATGACCGCCCAAGACGATGGGGTACTTGGCGTCTCCTTTGCCTTTGACTGGAAGGCCGGGCATTATGAAATGGCGGCGGGTTCCCCGGTGGAGATCAGCGGGACAAGGGCGGCCCAGGCATGGCTGCAACAGGTGCTGCGGACCAAACGGGAACGGTATTCCATTTACCCAACAGACTTTGGCGCGCCGGCCCAGACCCTGGTCGGGCAAAAGTATCCCAAGGGCTTTCTCCTGTCAGAGCTGCGGCGGCAGCTGGCAGAGAGCGCGGCTTACTGCCCGGCCATCCAAGACGTGGGCGACCTAAAGCAGGAGGGAGACGCCATCACGGGGACGGTCTCTCTGACAACCCCTTCCGGGGAGCGGCAGGAGGTGTTCTATTTTGGCCCTTGACTTAGCAGAGATTCATCAGCAGATGCTGGATGGGATCGGCGAACGATACCAGAAAACCACAGGCTTCCCGGCCTATGACTTTACCCGGGCATTTGCCATCGCGGTGCTGTCCCTGGACAGTGACATCGCCGTTGCCGAGGAGAAGCTGGACCTGGAAAATCTGTCTGGGACAGAGTTGGACACGTTCATCCGGCAGCACAGAGGCCTTTCCCGAAAATACGCCACCTATGCCACAGCCACCCTGCGGGTGGTCACCGGCGGTGGAGACATCCAGGCGGGGAACCTGTTCTCCACGGCGTCCGGCGTAGAGTTTTACGCTATCCAGGATGGGACATACACGGCGGGGGACACCTTTTCTGTACGCGCCTATGTCGGTGGAGAATCTGGCAATGTGGGCCCCAACACGATCACCTATATGCCAGTCACCATTGCAGGCATTGGCGCGGTGACCAACGACGAAGCTGCCACAGGGGGCTATGACGCGGAGAGCGATGAGGAGTTCCGGGCCCGTTATTACAATGACCTGCAAAATCCAAACAACGGCAGCAACCAGCAGGCCTACATCGCCTGGGCCATGTCGGTGCCCGGTGTGGGCCGGGTTCGGATTTTCCCCCAGGCATTGGGCGCGAATACCGTGGAAGTCTGTCTTGTGGACCCCAATATGGAGCCTGCCGGCAGTGAAGTAATCCAAGCGGTACAGGCACTGATTGATCCCAACAAAAATGGCGATGGCAGCGGGGAGGCCCCCATTGGAGCGGTGTGTACAGTGACCACGGCGGAACGCCTGGAGATTGCAGTGAGCGCGTCTGTCACCATCGCGGAAGAGGCAGAACTTGGCGCAGTAACGGAGGCGGTAAAGGCCAACTTGACCGATTATCTTCGGGAAATTGCCTTTGCAAAAGGGGTTAGCTATGTCAGCTATGCCCAGATCACCAGCCGGATCAATGCCACGGAAGGGGTCCTGGATCACAAGGATTTGACGGTGAATGGAGGGACCTCTAATGTCCCTCTGGAGGACCGTCAAACCCCTGTGCTGGGGGAGGTGCATCTGACTTGACCGTCAAAGAATTCGCCTTGCGGCAGCTCCATTGGATGGTGCAGAACGATCCGTGGGTACAGGAAATCTTCCTGGCCGGAGGGGAGAGTTTGGATCAGCTGGCGGAACGAATCCTGGCCATTTCCCGCTTTGACAACTTCGAGCTGCTGAACAGGGCCCAAGTCGAATATTATGAAAAAATCCTTGGCCTTCCCCAGGACGACAACAAATCCTTGGATGACCGGCGGGCAGCCATCCAAGCCGCCTGGCAGGCGGCGCAGAAGCCCAGCTTGGCAACCGTTCAGGCGATTTGCGACAACTGGAAGACCGGCGGAATCATCGCCAGCTACACACCCGGGGTCATCCTACTTCGGTTCTTAGGGAGTCCAGGCGTCCCAGAGGGAATCGAAACCCTAAAAGAGGCCCTGGAACGGACGGTCCCGGCGCATTTGGTGCTTGATTACGCATTCCGATACCTTTTGATCCGTGAGGTTCACGAAAAAATGACCTTGGCCCAGTTGGCGGAAACGCCGCTGAATCACTTTGCAGGAGGCTAACCCATGGCAAGTTATACACCCAATTTAGATCTATTGAAGAAGTCTCCGGTAACAGACGGAGATGACATGTTCAATGTAGAGACGATGCTCAATGAGAACTGGGATCGAATTGACCGAGGCGTTGGCGATTACACTACCCCGGCCCAAAAGATGGGACTGACAGGGGACCTCAGTGTTGGTGCTTCCCTTGGTGTGCTTGCAAACATCGGCAACGTCCATGTGTGGAGGAAGACGGTGACTACGGACGAGGGAATTCCCGAAGTTCCCGAGGTTCCCCCCAGTTACGAATTAGGAGAGGCCCAAACTCAGTATTTTATACGGGATAAAGATAGAGGAAAAGCTATAACGATGCTCTACTCAAATTCAGTCTCAGTATCCTATGACGGGAGAGTTTCGTTAGTATCTCCGTCCTCTGTTGTGATTACCACTACAAATACCACCTACCCGTTTACTTATGTATCCGGTAAGTTCATCCAGGCACAAGGTGGGGGTACCGGAGTAGAACCAGAAACAACTTCAATTTTTTATATGAAACCGTCTGGAGTTTTACAGAATTCTGGAGAAAGTTCTTCTTGGGATGTCTATGGAACTGAGTGTCAGATGGTCAATGGTATTGCCGCGGTACCCGGTACCCCCGCCGTTCCCCCCGGCACCCACGTCACCTACCTAACTTCCACGAACCGCAACGCTTACCAGGAGGGAGCAGATGGATCTGAAAAACCTGCTGGGTATACATTGGGCGCAGTAAAGACAGGGAAAAAAGCGCTTAGTGACTTGTCGAATTATATATATTCGGTTACATGGCAGTATGGTGATTCTGTTGCTGTTTCCGATGACGGAAAAGTGTCTATCAAGAATCCGACACAAATATCTATAAGCGCGACAAACGATTCTGAAATAGAAAAAGCTAAAGTTATTCTCGGAAAATTTGCAACGCCTATGTCAAATTGTGGCTTTGAATATGGCAAAATTTATTTTTTCCCAAGCGACAGTCAAATAAGTCGAGAGTCTTTGCCAATTTATGACACAACTACAACGAATATTGACAAATATCAAGAAGTCACCGGCTACCCCGCCATCCCCGCAGGCACTACCATCGAGTATCTGGGGGTGTTGGGGGAGAAATCTAAGATACAGGTGCTCTCCTATGTAGGAACAGGGACATCCGGAGAAGCTAACCCTTGTTCAGTTACTGCGAGTTTTCCTATTAAGGCGTTATTTTTTCTTGGGTATATTGGAGAATTTGGTATGGACCCATCCTACTTGGGCGTAGGTAACGGCTATTGGGGTGATGGGGACGTTGGCATTATGTTCAGTAAATGCCTGACAACAGCCTTTACCAACCACATTGGATTTGACGCTAATGGCAAGACATCCTTTGGGAAAAAGTCTGCGGACGGAAAAACGTTCTATTGGTACAATAAAACTTCCGCTGTAACAAACGATTCTGGCAGTTTGTATTATTTTCTTGCACTTGGATAAAGGAGGTAACCCATGTATTACATTAACCCAACCCCCAATAAAACTGGCAACCACGGCAACCCCATGGGACAACCTTTCCCAACCTGCGTGACCCTCCCTGACGATCTCCTGAGCCCCTATCTTGCGGCAAAGGGGTTTGTAACCTTGACCGTGGAAGACGGCGCTGTGACAAGCCTGGAGACCAACCAGGAGGCGCTGGAGGCATACGAAGCAGACCACCCCGACCTCCCGCCGGAAAAGCCGGAGGAACCCGTCACCTGGGCCGCCATGGCGGAAGCAATTCGAGAAGGAGTGAATGATGTTGACTGAAAAAGAGTTTGTTTTGGATACCCTGCGCCGGGCGGGGAAGTCTGCCGCGGTCAATCTGCAAGCGGAATCCCCCTCCATGACCGGCACGGAACTCTATGCCGCAGAGGAGTATATCCCGGACTTCCAGGCGGCCAGGGCTGCCAAAAACATGCTGGAGCGCAAGGCAGGCCAGAAAGATGGCTTTATCTGCCGGTCCACCGCCGGGCGGGTGGTTCGTCTTCTCCAGGTCTACGACAGTGAAATCTACCCCCAGGAGCCGGAGGATCTGCCCGCTCAGTGGGGGTTTGTCTGGTCCACTGACCCGGACAAAGCTCTGCCCTTCCTCTCCCTTTCCACTTCCCCCTACGCCAAAGGGGATTGCTGTACCGCAGATGGCAAAACCTGGCGCAGCAAGATCGACACTAACACCTGGTCCCCGGAGACAAATCCGGAGTTTTGGGAGGAAGTGGAACCCTGACGAACCATCCCACACAGAGAGAGGAGGGCTGTTATGCCCATGGACAAGTGTACCTTTAACCCCGGGAATGAATGCTTGGGGCTGCAAAAGGCTAACATGTTGGAGAAGTCTCTGAACAGCCATTTGGATGCGGCCCGGCAGACCCATAAGGAGATGTATGACCGCATCCGGGCCCTGGAAACTGAGAGCGCACGCCGGGATGAACAGTATGTTCAGATTCTGGACAAGCTGGATGAAATGTCCTCCAAAATCACATCAGCACTCAGCCAGGTGAGTGAGCTCCAGATCAAGCCAGCACGCCGGTGGGAAGGGTTGGCTGATAAAGCAATCTGGGCTGTTTTCGCGGCAGTGATTGCGTTTCTGCTGGCAAAAATCGGGTTATGAGAGGGGGTGAAGGGAATGAGTGAAAAATGGAAAGTCTGGTGGAAAGCGGCGGGAATCCGTGCGATCAAGACCATGGCAGAGACCGCTATTGCCACGATCGGGGCGGCGGCGGTGCTTTCTGCGGTGGAATGGCCGGTGGTTCTGTCGGCCACCATACTGTCCGGCATACTGTCCTTGCTGGTTAGTATCAAGGGCCTGCCGGAAGTTGAGAAAGAAACCGCAAACAAAAACTAAAAACAAAGAAGGAGAATCAGTATGGCAAATCGTTTTTATGAGAATCGCATGGCAATCAAGGCAATCAGCGAGAAAGAGGGCGTGGATGTAGACATCGCCTCCCGCATGTATGCGCAGCAGCAGGGTTGGACCGGCTGGGAGAAGGAGATGGACGAGTGGAATGATATCCAGCGTTCCTACATGAATTCTAAGACAAAGACGCTGGCGGATCTGTTCCGATAATCTTGCAAAAACAAAAAACTGCCCCTGGTAAAGGGACAGCAAAAATTGACAATCCGCGGCGCGGCATGGTATGATGGATGCGCCCCGAAAGGGGTCAGAAAGAGGCGCTGCGCAAAACGGCAGGCGGTTTAGCCACATCCTCCGAAAGGAGGTGAGGCCCATGCCCATTACGATTACGTTACATATCTTCGGATATACCGTAACGATTCGCATTAAAGGCAGAAACCGCCACTCGGCCAAGTGACGGTTTCAAGGCTTTTGCTTTGATCTCTTAACTTGCACGGGCTAAACCGCTTGTAGCAGCGCCCTTTCTGTTTTTCATTATACCATCCTACCCCGGTTTGTCAAGAGAACAGACCGGGGACTTTTTGTCCCGTTTGAAAGGAGTGAGGAGTGGATGAGTAACAGCCCTCTTGTGACCTACACCAAACTATCCCCCAACCATTCCGGCCGGCGCAACCACGTGATTGACACCGTTTCCATTCACTGCATGGCAGGCAATGCCAGCGTAGAGACTTGCGGGGCCTTGTTTGCCGACCCGTCC